GACCCGCTCCATTACCATAGAACTCTGTAGCAACGACAGATCCAGTAATGTCAAGTGTGTTAGTAGAATAATCCCAAATTACATTATTTGAGTTGTAGTATTGAGTTCCACCACTAGCTATCAAGACAAACTTGCCTTCATCTCCCTCTAAAGGAACAGTCGTTACGGGGTTAATAACTGTCCAAGCACTTACTGATTGATTATACGCAATTTGAGAACCATTGTCAAAATTATCCGTCTGGCCCCCAGTATCCACGTCACCTAGAGTTGCTAGAGTAGGGACCCTGTTTATCCAAGTTGTTCCATTCCAAATCAGTGCTTCATTATTTGCGGGAGATGATATAGTTGTGTCTCTTAATCCACTGACCGCGTGAGCACTAACCGTAAACTTAGAACCATTCCAAGCAATTACGTCACCTACAACTTTACCTGTAGTGTCTACGTCAAATAAAGTGTCTAACTTACCCCCACGCAGGAATCTTACAAAGACCTCACCATTGTTTTGATCTTTTCTATTTAGGATACCAACTTCTAATATTCTGGTTGGTTTAGTAGGGGCGGTGGTCGTTAGAGTTCCTGGGACGTTAGGGTCTAAGTATACAGGCTTACCTTCTTGCAAGTTTAAAATGCCAGAAGCCGTTGTATCAATATCACTGACGGTCCCTAATATTGTCATATTACCTTCAGCATTATTGGTTAAGGTAACGGGGAGAACGCCTAGTAATTTATCTTCAAGATTTGTAGTGTTTACGGAAGCTACGCCAATAGTTAATTTTTTAGCAGAGGTCCCATGAACTCCGCTAACGTAAACCACCGTGCCTTCAGGTATTGTAGCACCTGATTCGTTTCTAACTAATACTTGAATTTTAGTAGCTACATTGCTTAATTGAACTGAAGCATTTTGCCACCTGCCATCAATATACTGTAAGAAATCTTCCTGTTGTGGACTAAGTATATCTGTGTCGTCTAACGAGCTTAATTCAAGAGTATCAATTGCTCCTGACAAATATGAGATCGTAGAGTCACCATAAGGCGAATAAGTGATAGAGCTGGCAGTTGATTTTACATACTTATCATTATCATAGTATGGAGGTGTATCAGTTAAATCAACAAACTCAGAAGGAGCTTCTGCTATAGACTCGATGGCATCAGCAGGATACCAGGTCTCTGTAGAATCATCCCAACGAAGAACTTGACCAGCAGATATAGTCCCACCAGGAATTACTACATCCCCGATGGAACTTAAGTTTGCAATGCTGAATGCAGGATCTCCGTCTGGGCCTGTATAGTAAGTTGCGGAGACTACGGTAGCTGTAACCGCAGAGGCATTTATTTGGGTGAGGTTAACCTCACCCGACTCTTTAAATCCTGTAGGTTTTCCTGTTGGGTCGTAACGAATTACAACAGGAATTCCCGTTGCTGAATAGGTCATTCATTACTCCTTAGGGGGAAATGGCTTCTTTTTCTTTGGTGGAACTTCTTCTTCAGTTTCTTCTTCTTCGTCTCCCATTTCCTCTTCTGGAGCTTCTTCCATGCCTTCTTCAGATTCTTCTTCTCCTTCTTCCTCAGGCATTTCTTCGTCTTCGCCTTCTTCGTCTTCACCACCACCTTCGCCCATGTTAGACTTAAGTGAACTGATCAGACCTTCGAGATCTTCGAGGTAGGACATGAAGTCGTCTTCACCCATTTCTTCACCTTCCTCGTCGCCCTCTTCGCCTTCACCTTCTTCTTCGCCCTCTTCACCCATCTCTGCTTCCATGTCGCTCTGAGCGCCTTGAGCAGCTTCTTCTGGGGATTCTGGTGGGAGGTCGCCGTCGGCAGCTTCATCAGGAGCTTCATCTCCCATTTCTTCACCTTCTCCCTCTTCACCCATTTCTGCTTCCATATCAGGATTCTCACCCTTCATAGATGCCATCATTTCTTCTTCAGCGGAGCCTTCTGGTTCGTATTGGCCGTCTTCAGGTATAGCTTCTCCACCCATACCTGCTTGAATCATCTTAAGGACTTGGCCGATCTTAGTAAGATCGCTTGCAACCTTATCGAAGTTCATATAGTTGAGTAAGGCAGTTTCGTTGATTAGATCTGAGTAATCAGCATCTACAAAAAGATCTACTAACCACTCGTTCAGGTCGATAACATCGACACCAGCATGGTTGCCGATAACGGAGACAAAATCCTCAAGAGCTGTGCGGAGAGCACTGTGTCTGGGGGACATTTTTACTAGAGATTCGAAGATGTTCTTCTGAATTCTAGCTAACTCATTAAAGCTTGGAGTTGTTTTTAAGTTTTGAACATTAACGCCATACTTCTTGTTAAGGTTTTCTATGACTAGATCCTTAACAGGCTTCTTGGCCTCATAAATCTTAGAAACAAAATCCTTGACATCCTTGTTTGAGATAGCCTCAGTGTCTCTGAAGCTAATGCAGTTTTCAAAAAGCTCTTGCAGTTGCTTCTTCGTAGCTAAGGCGAAGTAAGGATTTGAGTTGATAACATTAGCTAAAGCTTCTGCTAAGTTCTTATCATTTTCATTACCAAGGAAGTCTAAGATGGAGTTAACTTCGCTAGAGTTTAGCCACAGCGTAGTGAATGCTTTCTTGTTCTCTAGGAGATCCTTCTTGATTAGTTCTTGGCGACAAACAATATCGTAGATTGAGTTAAATCTTCTGTCTCTGATATTGTATGTTGCTTCGTTAAGGTCTTCTGGAGCCAGACGAGGTAGGTCGAAAGCAGTCGAGATCGTGTTAGCCAGCTTGATAGACTCAATTAAGCCCTTGTATTGGCCTAAGTTATTTGAGATCTTTGCTTTCTTAAGCATTTCGAGAAGGACGCCTTTTAGCTCCTTCATTACTTCAAACTGATTGCTTTCTACGATGCTAGCGTAAAGGTTATATCGTTCTTTCCTTTCAGCCAAGCGATCCATAACTCTATCAAACTTAGCACGAGACTCCCATAAGGTAAGAATCTTGTTAAATTTGTTGCTAGCGTCCTTTCGGTTTTCTTCTAGGAGAGAGTTTAAGACTAAGCTAATTTGAGAGGTGACAGCACTATCGAAAAGCTCTTGATTTTCGAAGATCTCTGCGGTAGTAGTCTTGATATTGATTAGCTCATCATTGTCAAAATCAAATTCACCCTCAATGACATAACCGGACTCAGTTACAAAGGTTACTCTTGAATCCTCTGAATCAATTAATTCAACATTTTCACGAAGAGACAGTGAAAGCTGATCCCCTAACTTGAGGATTCTTTGAACTTTACTATTCTTCCGTCCGAAAGGATTTGTAAGCATAATTTAACTCCAATTTATAAGTATATATAATTTTTATATCTCAACTTTCTAGAATTTCATTGATTCTAGAATTAAGTTTTTCAGCTAATTCAGTTTTTCCTTCCTTAATTAGCTTTAGTTCGTAGTTTTTCAAAGCCTGTAAATGTTCAGATGTCGGAGGAGCATTTTCAGCAGAATCCATTGGAGAAGGTGAACCTCCTGCTGGCGGTGGTGCTCCTGGTGCTGGTGCTCCTCCTGGGGGAGCCCCTGCCGCCGCCATTTGTTGTTGCTGTGCTTCTTGGGTTTCTTTTTCTACTTTTTCCTTAATTTCCTTGATTTCCACATCAGTTAAGTTATAGTAATCTTTGTAGATCATATCTTTAGGAAATAGTTGTAACCCTTGAACGGCTTGCACTACTCGGGCTTTTTGCTCATCAACGTCTAAACGACGCTTGATATACATGTCGGATGGCTCAGGTAAACTGATACGCATCTTCTTGATAAGTGAGTATGGGAAACCCTTGATCTTGAGGTGACGAGCAGCAATAGTTTCTAAACCAATTTCAATGCTTCTCTGAACACGAACAATCACACGAGCAAACTTGGTGTCTAGCTGCGCTAAGTTTGCTTTTCTCTCAGGAGACTTATCCTTTTCGACAATATAGTCCTTTGGAATCTTGAGAGAGGCTAACAACTTATCTCTGAAGTATTGAACGTCGTCTACGTCGCCTAGATTCTGGGCACCTGGAAGAGTGTCGATCTTAGTATTAGACTTGGAACCAGCTATGGGCACCCAGAAGTCTTCGTCAGGTGCTATTGGGTTGTAACGACCGTCAATGTTTCCTGTAGTTTGGCTGTAATACTTTTCTTTCTTGAATGCTTGCTTCATCTTCTCAATGAAGTCGTAAGCTTTACTTGATGACATGTTGCCTACGTCTACATAGAAAATTCTACGCTCAGGTGCGCGAGAGAGACGATAAATAAGCATTGCATCTTCCATCATCTTCAGACTTCTAAACGTCTGACGAGCTAGGGCTGCAATTGATTTACCGTATGGATAGAAGGCCGGATCTGAGTTAGCTAAACGGAAGTGAACAATCTGATCCTTGTCAAGAATAACAAACTCTGCACCAGTAAGAGTATCACCTTGATATCCCCCGGTATTCCATTGAGCTTTAACAGGAATCTGTTGCGCGAAACCCTGTAGCTGACCATACTCATTTTCAATACGGAAGATAAACTTAGGATCTAAGATCTTAATCTTTTTAATACCCTCTTGAGGGTTCATTAGATCAGGAACAAGCTCAATAAAGCAATCACCATACTTACAAGTATTTCTGATGATGTCCCAAACAAAATCATCTAGTCTTAGATCTTCAAACAAACTCAGGATTGTATCTTTCATTAAGTTAGAGTCTGTTTTGATCTCCCAACGAGTGCCTTTTAGAGATTCTTGAGTGCTGTCATCTGCGTAAATGTCGAAAGCAGCCCCAACTTCTGGGTATTCGTCCATGATCTCGTATTCACGGTAACGTTGCTTTCTATTAAGCTCTTGCTCGACTAGTAATGGGATACCTCTAGTCAGACCACCAGCGTAAAGAGATCCTAGTTGTCTGTTGATGATAGCATCACCAGTATCTTTATACCCAACAGCTTTGAACTCATCTTGAACCTGTCTTACGCCAGGATCTAGCTCTGGTGGTTGCTCTAATTGCTGTGCTAAAGCAGGCTTTGCCCTACGAGCGAAGAAGCGTGAGAAGAAACGCGAAAACACTCCAGTAGCAATTGGAGTGCTACCTTGTCTGGTGGGGGAACCGCCAAATGATGTATATCCTTCGCTCTCATTTAGTCTTTCAACAGCCATTTCATTTCCTCTCTTAATTCATTTTGCTCATTCAGTTTTAGTAGTCCAGTTAAGAACACTTCTTTAGCTAATACTTCATCATGGTTTACTTGTCTTTCGTGAGCCATTAGTAAATCTCCAAGTTCTTTCTCCATGACATAGCAACCTAGAGCTAAAGACATAACAAGATCATCATGTTGACCTACGTCAGCCTGAACTCTTCCTGATTCAGTTACGATAAAAGTATTTAGTTCTCTTACCGTCCGGTCGCAATTAAGTTTAATCTTTCTTAAGCGAATATACTCTTCCATTATAGCCAAGATGCTTTCTCTAAAGCTCGCAGTTATTTGGAATCCTAATTCGCCACGTTGATCCATCATTATATTTCCATACTCAAAGACTTCTTGAAGGTTTGCTAACAGGTTAGTGCCGATATTGTTTCTTTCGATAGCAACATAAGCTTCGTTATACATGAGCCCGACCGTTTTAATCATTTTTGCAAATTCATTAATCGGTGTAGAGTTTGAATAGTAAGTTGCGACCTGTTCACCATCATACAAGTTGAATACGTGGAATGCGGAGTAGTCTGCTTTGCGACCAAGAGCTACGTCAACTGATATTAAGTAATCATAATGAGGTTCAGGATACTTCCAAACACGTAAAGTTCTCCAATAACGGTTCTCATACTTCTCATTTATGTCTTCGTTGACCTGTTTTAGCACTTCGCCATCAATATAGGTATCACCAGTGCCTAAGAACTCGCACTCATACTCTTGCAACCACTCTTTATAGCCTATATTCTTGCGTGTAATCGTTTCCCACTTGTCTACGTCTATTGGGGGCGTGCGCTGTTGCATTCGCTCATACAGGCCCTCAAAGCCCTCCTGACGCTTGTATTCTGGGTGGTCTGACCAGTTAATATCAATAACATTGAACTCATTTAGCCCTTCCAAAGCCTCTGTATACTTGGTATGGAACCAATTTCCGACACCATTTACCGTAGAAAGGGCAAAAACACTACCACCAGTCGAAATAATAGGGTAAACTGCGGCCCAAATCGTATCAATATGCTCAATGAACGCCGCCTCGTCCAAAATTAGCAAAGAACCAGCGATTGAACGACCAGATTGCTTACCAGATGCACGAGAGCGGATAACAGAGCCATTATTCAGCCTTAAAGTGTGCTTATTCTTCTCTTTGACCGGAACTTTGAAGATTTCCGGGAGCTCCTCATACATTATTAAAATTCTTTCCAAGAATTCTGTTGCTTCTCGCTCCCCTTTTGATAGGATAGCCACCGTCTTGTGAGAGTTGAAGATAACAAACCACAGAGCATAAGCACAACCCAGAGTGGTGCAACCCGCTTGTCTAAATTTGCGAAGTATGTTGAATCTGTGGCTTTTAACATCCTGAACAATCCTCTCTTGGAATGGGTAGAGCTTAAAGTTAACCATGCCGAAGACCGGGTGGACAACTTTTATGTATTTTGAGATGAAATACACAGGATCGCTCGCACATCTCTTAAATTCTTCTACTATTTTTTTATCCATA